GTAGCTACCCATATATGAGTAGTCGGGAGCCTTCGATGGCCTCCCCACTAAGGAGAAATAATGGTAGCACGAAGAAAACCCAGACGATCGCGAAGGCGCAAGTCTTTTAGCATAAATCTTTTGGAAACTGGCGCAGGCCTCGCTTTTCTGGATGCGGCAGACGCAGGAAAAGCAGCGCAGACTTTCATTAAAGGAGATATTAACGGCGGATTGAGAATATTATCAAACGCATTTAAAACAAACAAAAACGACTTCATTAAAATTGGAGTCGGAACCCTGGCAGCAAAGTTAGTACTTGGCAGCATGGGAGGAAACAAAGTATTGGGTAGTGTAGGCCCATTGAAACTACGCGTATAAGGAGAAAAAATAACGATGGCATTTTACAGGACGCGCGAAGGCGCAATAACAGCAGCGGACACTTTTACCGCATTAGGATCGTTGTACGGTCAATCGACAACCGCATCAGTGCAGGTACCCGCTTCCGCCACTTCCATAGTGGGCATAATCGCATCTATCAGTACAGATAGCGCATCCAATGGGGCAGCTACATTCGGATGTCAACTGAGTGGCGATGGACTTTCTAGCGGCCAGGAGACATTCACAATAGGTTCCCAGGGCGTTGATGGTACACCAGCATCAAACGGTATGACCAATCTACCAATGACCTTGGACACTTCCATATCTGTGGTCGGTTCTAACCAGGTGTCTATCGCAGTCGCGATGGACGTCGACGTCGGATCTGCCCAAGCAGCAATTACCCTAGTATTCCAGTAGGTTAGCATGGTTCGCAATAGGAGAGGTTTAGCTCCCTGGTCTTTATCCAGGGAAGCAGGGATTGAGTCCGCAACAGTGGACGGAACTATTGAAGTTCCACAATATGTTCAACCTGTCCTGAATACTGGCTTTGTAGATGAAAAGGGAGACTGGAAAGGTTCCAAGAGTGATGATAAGGACTTTATCGCTTTCCATACTGACTTAGGGATCGCTAACACTGGTTCGTTCTTAACTCCTGATATTAACTCTGATGGTACTTGGTCCCTGGATATGACAGATTATTCAGATGTTGTAATGGCAATCAGACCGTCTAATGGTGGGAATTATGCCATAACCGCAGTAATGGGACCTGATAGTCTTTCTTATGCTAATCTTAACCCTGTAAATGCAGCAGCAACATTGAGGGGTTATACTGAGGGGCAAGGCTCACCCGATGAATTTAAAAATTTATTATCGGATGCTGTAGAAAATTTAACTGTTAATGTCTGGAATATATTTATGATTCAGAATGTATTAAGTAACATAAAACTATTACAGTTTAAGATCGTTAACAACAGTGGTGGTTCATCTGATATTGAAACAGCGTTCATGAGGATCGTATAATGCCCAGGAAGAAACTAAGTAAAGCCCAGGTAAAGCGTAAGCTAAAGGTATGCATGAATGCGACTTATGATCTCTTCCTGGATAAGTTTGCACACGGCTCTCGCAGTGATACACCCGCCACTTCTAAGAAGTTAATGGAATTACATAACGAAATATCACGAATGAGATCAAGAGTTAAGTGAATGGTTTTTGCTGCAGTACCTAAGGACGTTACCATAGAGAAGCTTACAGCCCCTCAAAAGAAGGCCTTAGATGAATACTTAGGGAGAGACACCAGGAAGTCTATCCTGGAACGTTTGGCAAGCAATGAGAAGATCCCGACTCTGATCGCTGGTGGTGTGATCCTGGCATCGGCCCCAACAATCTTGAAACTTATATTTGAAGCCCTGGCTAAACAAAAGCCCGAACTTGATATTGATATTTCCGAAGCTGCAGTTAATTATGGAATATTTGTAAAAGATTTTACAGAAGGTTTATTTGATTTAACTGGAGCTGGTAAACTTGCTGGCGATCCTTTCCAGGGAGAGGCTAAAGACTTCTGGGATAAGTACGTTAAGAAATGAATATTGGAGCCATTCTTGTATTAGCGAAACTCTTTCAGGATGCAGTGGGGGTTTCACCTCTAGTCATTGGCCCCCCTGCTCCCAATGATAAAAAAAATGGCGCACTTTGTTATAGGCCCGATGGTTATTTGACCTGGTTATGTTATCTAGAACACATCGACCCTGCCGCCAGTTATATGGATTATCAAGATTATCTAAAAGGTAATTAAATATGGAGATTACAGCCATCGAATTGATAGGACTTGCCGCTTTCTGGAGTTTTTTTTATTGGTTCCTCTCTCATTTTATCGCAGGATTAAGTCGGGATGCCTGGGTTGAATATATCCGTAGTCCTGAGTCTGACGAAATGTTACTTGAGGCATTGGATCCGATTGTAAATGAAATTGACGAAAGGATGCATGAAAAACTGGAAGCGTTTCAATCTTCTTTTTTTGGTTCCCTGGGTGCGGCCAGTAAAAAATTAGACCAGTCAACAGGCCAAGCCACAATCAAAGCAGTAACCAGGGATAACCCACTCCTGGGGTTTGTGGCCGAATACCTTATGAAAAGAGGCGGATTAGGGGATTTAGTGGGCCAGAATACCCCAAAGAGTGTAGACTCAACGGCCTCAGAAAGCAAGAAGTTAGGGCTAAAGTAGTTTATTATATATATTATTTAGTTAATTAATAGTACTAGTAGTAGTATGACGTTTTATTTTTTGTTAAAAAAAACCGTGTGGTATAAATATTACTTTCTATAATGGATAATATGGTGGGTAATCTGGTAGGTAGGGGGATATTTTCCACAATATCAATTAATTAAACAACTAATTAATACCCTATTCTATACTGGGGGTATGATGACTGAGATAAAAAGGAGGGTTGGCCGTCCCGAAAAAACGGATAGTGAAGGAAAGCGGATTATCACAAAGGTGGTGAACGTGAATGCTCCGGTTAAGTTCTTGGAGTTCCTGAAAGCGACTGGTGTAAACAGATCCGAATTGTTTACCAAAGTCGCGGCATCCTATTATGAGGGTGAAATATGCCAGGTATGTTATACCAAATTGCACCGCACCATAGTAGGAAAACATTGTCCTAACTGTGCAGCAGGTCACTACCGTCAAACAGGTGAAACTAAAACAATATGGAGGAGCTTTAACAACTGCCCAGATTGTAACGAATCCTATTCACATGAAAACCTATTCGCACAAACTAAGCAGGGTTTAGATGGATGCCAGGCATGTGGTGTAGTATGACCTGTAATAATAGAAGCGTAGGACGGTGTATCCGTTGTGAAGCGATGACACGGTCATATGTCGGAGTTAAAACAGCAGAGGGTCGGGTACTCTGTAAACATTGCTCGAAGTCCTTGGATAGTGTGTACAATGACTGATTACCAAAGGGAAGCGATCCTTAGATGCACCAGGTGTAAGCATGAATGGAAGATTCATTATAGACCAGGACAACAGTATCCATGTCCTGATTGTGAAGGATTTAAGACCCTCCAATCTTAAGTAGCTACCCATATATGAGTAGTCGGGAGCCTTCGATGGCCTCCCCACTAAGGAGAAATAATGGTAGCACGAAGAAAACCCAGACGATCGCGAAGGCGCAAGTCTTTTAGCATAAATCTTTTGGAAACTGGCGCAGGCCTCGCT